GTCATTGGAACAATTGTATGATTTATAATCGTGAATTGACAAATGAAGAAATCCAAATAAACTTTGAAGCATTTAGACGTAAGTTTAATCTCTAAATAATCATAAGTTGCAAAAACTTATGACTCCTCTTCATTCGTCTAAAGAATATTTGTTTAATCTTTATACTACAAGTTCTGGAGAAGCAAGACGAATATGGAGACAGCACATTAAAGAAAATTGGAATCATAAGTGTGCTTACTGTGGTTCTGAAGAAAAATTAACTATTGATCATATAGTTCCAAGATCAAAAGGTGGAACGGATTTCACAAACAATGTTGTCTGTTGCTGCCAAGAATGCAATCATGATAAAGGACACACAGATTGGGAAGATTGGTTCTCAAAGCAAATCTTTTTTACAGAAGAAAAAAGAAGTGCTATAATAAAATGGATGCACAATAAGCAAGAGCAAGTGCTCTATAAATACCCTCAAAGACAAAATAAAGTTTTATAGTATTATGAATTTTACAATTTATTCAAAACAAGGTTGCCCTTATTGCGATAAGGTAAAGACAATTTTAAATCTTCTGAGTGAATCAAAGGGATATAAAATCACTTCATATGAACTCAATACTGATTTTAATAGAGAGCAATTCTATTCCGAATTTGGGGAAGGTTCAACATTTCCTCAGGTAATTTTAAATGATTTGCATCTTGGTGGATGTACTGATACGATCTCGTATTTGAAAGAAAATAATATGCTCTGATCGTGTCTATAAATAATTTTGGAAATTATGGCATTAATCGTGGTTTTGAGTTAATGCTTAGAAAAAAAGGAGGAGAGAAAAAGGAAACAAAATTGACATTAAGAACTTTCAATTTTGAAAAAGTATTTTCTTTCCTTAAAAGAGAGATATATTTCAAAATTGAATTAGATATAATGAAAAAAAAGTAGTCTCTCGGAGAAGATCAATGACAGCAACGTATTTAGTATTTGGTTCTTTTTTATTTGTTTTGTTTTTTATGGTAGGACTTTTTATCGGGTGGAGTGCCAGAGAATATATGATGAACTATCAAGAAGGACCAAAACAAATTGCTTATCATCCAGAGTTTTACAATAAAAATGGTGAGTTAATTGATCAAGAAATTGTTTCAGTAAGATTTGATCCTGATTATTTTATTGATGAAGATGATAGTGATAATGATTGATAAATAAATTTAATTAATTTAATTCTGCATTAATTTTATGACAATGACAGTAAAAGAAAAAACAACGACTAAAAGAACCACTTCAAAAGCAAAAGAAGTTGTAAATGAAAATATAGATCTTCCTGCAAATCCTTTTGCTTTTGAAGTTTTAAATCTTGCTAGTTCACAAAGAACTAATGTAAAAAAAGTCGAAGTGCTTAAAAAATATGAGCACGATTCATTAAAAGCAATTTTTATATGGAATTTTGATGAATCGGTAATATCCGTTTTACCAGAAGGTGATGTTCCCTTTTTTGGGGATAATACGATGAAGACGACAACAATGTCTGAAAGAATTGAAGAAGCAGTTAAACAATTGAGTGATTCTTCAATCGGAGCAATTGACCAAAAGTATTCTACAATACGTAAGGAATATGATAAATTTTATAACTTTGTAAAGGGTGGTAATGATTCTTTAAATGGTATTCGTAGAGAAAATATTTTTGTAAATCTGTTGGAAGGTTTACATCCATTAGAAGCAGAGATTCTTTGTTTGTGTAAAGATAAAAAATTACAAACAAGATATAAAATTACTAAAGAAATAGTTTCTGAAGCATACCCAGATATTACTTGGGGAAATAGAAGTTAATTATGCTAATAATACATAAAAATTGTGATCCTTCTGTATCAAATAATAAAAGTTTACCCAGGAACTCTTATTTAATTACATATCTTGAAGATGATCAAACAAAATATGATATTGTTCAAGCAGGTTCGTTTGTAGAAGTATTTGATAATTACTACGACCAATATGGTAAAGGCAATATCTTAAAGATTAAATGGACAGAAGGAACTGTAAATCCAAAATCATATAACTATCAAGTTAAAGATAAAAAAACAAAAAAATAAGATAAAGGGGGGATTGTCTTCTCCCTTTTTTTGTGTTAACATAAAGTGAGAAGAAAACATTCTATGGATAAAGAAAAACTAAAACTTATTGTCCGTAATTTGGAACTTTTAGTTGATTCTCTAAAGGCAGAAATTTATTCTGATGTTTCTGCTTACACTCCTATGAAACCGATGGGAAAAAGACCAATTTTAGATTACGACGAAATCTTTGAGGATGATAATGACTAATAGAGCACGAGAACTAGTAAAGTTGCTTGAAAGATTGACAAAACAAGAACACCTATATTCTTCTGAGCAACTGATTGATATGAAAAAACAACTGCGAGTAGTAAAACAAGAACTTGCAGAACTTGAAGCAAAAACAACAAAAGGATTTGGAAAGAAATGAAACCTATTAAAGCAAAAGACCTTCTTGAACTGGATAAAAGACTTGAAGTTGTAAAACTTCAGGGTTATCCAATCCCAGAACAAGTTATTTGGCAAGCAGGAAAGGGCGATTATTCTGAAGTTCCGATTCATAACGTTCCAGTTCCTAACCATCACGAATGTGGTCAGTGGATTGTTGAACAATTGCTTGCTAATGAGAGAGGGCATTGGGGTCCAATTGAGCACCCTGGCATTACTTTTTCTTGTGCTGGATTTGTTCATAATGTTATCGTTCAGGCAAGAACTCATCGTATCGGAACTAGTTGGGATGTTCAATCTCAGCGTTATACTGGAAAGCGTGTAGTTAAGGTTGCTAAAAAGGAACTTGATGTTGAAGAGGTCTTCTATGTGCGCCCTGTGGGATTCTACACCAATCGTAAGGGTAAGAAGTATGAATGGACCGAAGAGCACCGACAACGCAAGTTAGATCGCATTTTGAGTGAGTGTGAGGAGTATGTTGATTACTATGAGCAGGGTATGTGTGAAGAGCATATTCGGGATTATCTTCCTCAGGCAATTCGTCAGAACTTTGTGGTTTCTTTCAATCTAAGGTCTGTTCTTCACTTTATGGATCTTCGTTCAAAACTTGATGCTCAACTTGAAATTCAAGCACTTTGTGATGCAATTGCTCCCGAACTGAAACTATGGGCACCAAATGTTTGGAACTACTATGAAGAGAAGAGACTGCATAGAGCACGTCTGAGTCCCTAAATATTTTTGTGTTGATTTTGTAATTTTATGGAGTATTATACTTACGCTTATTTACGAGAAGATAAAACTCCATGGTATATTGGTAAAGGTAAAGGTAGAAGAGCATATCAAAAACATGATTTCTTTTCTCCTCCACCAAAAGACAGAATACTCATTCTTAAAAATAATCTTACAGAAGATGCTGCATATAAACATGAAATTTATATGATTAATGTTTTTGGTAGAAAAGATTTGGGAACTGGAATTCTTCGCAATAAATCAAATGGTGGAGATGCTCCTCCTATCTTTACTGGACATACTGAAAAAAGTAAAGAAAAGATACGAAATTCCTGCAAGGGTAGAGTATTGGGTCCAGGTATGAGTGAAGATGCGAAAAATCGTCTTTCTAAACGAAATAAAGATATGGGAATAAAACCTCCCTTACATGTTAAATCGTTTAAATTGATGTCTCCAAAGGGGGAAATATATAATGGTGACAATATTAATGAATTTTGTGAACTACACAATTTAAAACCCTCTTGCATATATGATTTGCGTAGAGGAAGACAACAACAACATAAAGGATGGAGATTGGTTTAATGGCAATATATCCAGTTTATAATCCGGAAACGGGTGAAAAAAAAGTTATTGAAATGAGTGTCCATGATATTATGGATTGGTATGAAAATAATAAACCTTGGTCCCGTGATTGGTCACAAGGATGTGCCACACCAGGAGAGATTGGTGATATGCTAAGTAAGCACGTCAGCAGAAATCCTGGATGGAATGAGGTACTTTCTAAAGTTTCAAAGGTTCCTGGGGCAAACGTAAAACCGATTTAACTATGGCAAGAAAAAGAAGAAACAATGACAATCAACCAATTGGTGTTGGTTACACATCCAAACAGATGAAGAGGAGAAAACCAATCAGTGCTGATTATCTCATTGATGTTGAACCTTTAACAGAGAATCAAAGAAAACTTTTTGAATCATATAAAAACGGAAAACATTTGGTTGCTTATGGTTGTGCTGGTACTGGTAAAACATTTATCAGTCTCTATAATGCACTTAAAGATGTATTAGATGAGACAACACCATACGAACAAATCTATGTGGTTCGTTCTCTTGTAGCAACTCGTGAGATTGGTTTTCTTCCAGGAGACCACGATGATAAGTCTGCTCTTTATCAAATTCCTTATAAGAATATGGTAAAGTATATGTTCCAAATGCCCAGTGATGCTGATTTTGAGATGCTTTATGGTAATCTCAAATCTCAGGAAACTGTAAAGTTTTGGAGCACATCTTTTATTCGTGGTACAACACTTGATAATTCAATCATTATTGTTGATGAATATCAGAACCTTAATTTTCACGAATTGGATTCTATCATTACTCGTGTCGGTGAAAATAGCAGAATTATTTTTTGTGGAGATGCCACACAATCTGATTTGGTTAAAACAAATGAAAGAAACGGCATTAGTGATTTTATGAATATTCTAAGAAAGATGGAATCTTTTGATATTATTGAATTTGGAGTAGATGATATTTGTAGGTCTGGACTTGTTAAGGAATATATTGTTGCAAAAATGGAAGCAGGTTATTAATGTCTAATCCTTTAATTGAAAAATATAATGAATTATATGGTGAAAAACAAATAAAAAGTAATCTTTTCACTCATATTGATATTAATCTTCCAAAACTTGAAAGGGAAACCATAGATGGTGTTCGTTATTACACAATACCAGAAGAAGATAAACCAATTAAACTTGTTTCAATTACCTCTGTAACCAGTCATAAGAACCGTCAGTTCTTTGCTGATTGGAGAAAAAAAGTTGGGGAAAAGCAAGCAGATAAAATTACTAAACAAGCAACCAGTCGTGGAACTGATATGCATACACTGGTGGAAAATTATCTTTACAATAAAGACCTTCCACCAGTCCAACCTTTATCTGATTTTCTCTTCAAAATTGCAAAACCAGAATTAAATTGTATAAATAATATTCATGCTCTTGAAGGTTCTCTTTACAGTAAAGTTCTTGGTATTGCAGGAACTGTAGATTGTATCGGAGAGTATAATGGTGAGTTAGCAATAATCGACTTTAAAACTTCTAAAAAACCAAAACCAAGAGAGTGGATTGAACACTATTTTGTTCAGTGTATGGCATATGGTTGTATGTTATACGAGATTACTGGTATAATGGTAAAGAAATTAGTCATCATTATGGCTTGTGAAAATGGAGAATGCATTGTTTATGAAGAATATGACAAACAAAAATACATTAAATTACTCACCGAATATATTAGAGAATTTGTTAGAGATAAACTTCACCAATATGAATGATAAAGTAAAGGACGAATTAAATAGTAAGTTTTTATGTCCTCAAAGGTTTGCACAGGATATAGAAAATATTGTAAAAAATTCTAAAATTAATTATATTGATGCAATCGTTACTTATTGTGAAGAGAATAGCATTGAAATTGAAACGGTTTCTAAACTAATTTCAAAACCATTAAAGGAAAAAATTAAAAATGATGCTATTGAATTGAATTTTTTGAAAAAAACTACTCGTGCTAAATTGCCGTTGTGACTCCATTTGATGTATATAAAACCTATCTTGCAATAAAAAATCATTTTAATAAACCATCATACGATTACTTTAAGTATTGTGGAAAGTCCAGAGCATCTCTGGACTCTTTTCATAAGAGGAAAGATAGATTTTTCTTTGAACGAACTTCTAGACAGAAGAGTGATGATGAAATCAAAGCATATTTTGTTGCAAATTTTGTTGAATGTAATGACCCACAATCACTTTGGATTGGTGAAATTATTCGTAGTGGGGAAGAAACATATACTAATTGGTTGAAAAAATCTCAGAGTCTTTTTTATTTGTTTAAAACTGAATGTGAAATTTTTATCCAAAAGGATAATTTTGAAAAATTGTTTGAGATAAAAAACAATCAACATCCAGAAATTCTTAAAAAGTATTTTCAAAAAGCAGTCAGTTTAGAAACAATGGTGATATTGGATATGATATTGGGTTATGTTAAAAAATTTGATAAAAAAATAACAGACCCAGTATGGGAAACCGTTAGGTTAAGAATTATAAAATACAAACCATTTCTAAATATTGATGTAGCAAAGTACAAGAAAGTTCTTCAGGAGATTGTGTTATGAGTAGATTTTTTGATTCGGAACAAGTCAGAGAATCTTTACTTGAATTGGAAGAACTTCAGCAGAGTATTTTTGATGAATTGTTTTCTCTTCCTTTCTTTGACTCAAAACAAAAAAAGGAACATCTTGATAAGATGAAACTTTTTTTAGAAAAACAAAAAAATTTTGTTTTTAGATTATCATTGTCTGATGACCCAGAAGCAATTGAAATGAAAAATAGAATTCTGGATTCTGCCAAAATTTTTGGATTGAAACCAGGAGATAATTTGAATGCTTTCTTTGAAAAACTGGAAGAGTCAATCCAAAACCTTGAAGAAACACTTGACAAATAACTTCATTACTGCTACAATTAATATGTACAATACGTCTCAATACAACTAATATGGAGAATACAAATGTCATTTGCTGATTTGAAGAAGCAATCAAAAATGGGTTCTTTGACTGAAAAACTCATCAAACAAGTTGAAAAATTGAATGATACTGGTTCGAAAGATGACGAACGTTTTTGGAAACCAGTAATGGATAAGGGTGGTACTGGTTCCGCAATCATTCGATTTCTTCCTGCACCAGAGGGTTGTGATCTGCCTTGGGTTCAAGTTTGGTCTCACGCATTTCAATCAAATGGAAAATGGATGATTGATAATTGCCTCACTACTTTGGGACAAAACTGTCCTGTATGTGAAGCAAACCGTGAACTTTGGAATACTGGCAGTAAGGACAATCAAAATATTGTTCGTGATCGTAAGCGTAAACTTTCTTATTTCGCAAACATTTATGTTGTAAAAGATCCTGCGAACCCTGCGAATGAAGGACGAGTGTTCCTTTATAAGTTTGGTAAGAAAATCTTTGATAAGATTATGGCTTCTATGCAACCAGAGTTTGATGATGAAGAACCAATCAATCCTTTTGATTTCTGGAAGGGTGCTAACTTCAAACTGAAGTTGGTAAAGAAAGATGGTTATTGGAACTACGATAAGTCCGAGTTCGCACCATCTTCTGTTCTTCTTGAAGACGATGATGAACTGGAAACAATCTATAAGACACTCAACAACTTGAATGACTTTGTTGCTCCAGGTGAGTTCAAGTCTTATGAAGATTTGAAGAAACGTCTTGATTATACACTTGGTCTCAAAGGAACTCCTAAGTATCAAGACCCCGAGACGATTGATGAGGAGGAAGAAGTTGAAGTTTCACGTCCTGCGAAAGAAACTACTTCAGTTCGTTCTTCTGTTTCTAATGATGATGAAGATGAAGATGACGCACTTTCATACTTTCAAAAGTTGGCATCAGACTGATTTCAAAATCAACTTTTAAATCCATTTTACCCCCGAAAAAAATCGGGGGTATTTTTTTGTCTGTAGGGTTCATACCCCAGTTGTTTTTGGATTATAACCACGTTTAGTTGTTTGATTAATGTATTGAGAAGACTCATCATATTTCATAATGTTCTTCATATCACTTATGAATACTGAAAGAAATTCTGGTTTTAGAATTAAAATAAGTCTTTTTTTTTCGTTTTGGTCAACCTCATATTCATAATTTGAAACTGCTTTAAAACTATTTTTTGTTGATACTACGTTTCCTGCTGGTGCAGTGATTTTGGTATCTTGTTTTTCTGTAGATATTTTTATTTTTACGCCAGGTAATGGAGTTGCCATTTTTTATTTTTATTTAGGATTGAGGTAGGAATTTAAATACTGGAACAACCTTTCCGTCTTGAATTTCTCCGACAATTTCATACAGTGTTGGGTCTAATGCAACATCATTATCAAAGACAACATCACCGACTTGTATAGTTGTAGATATACTGTTTCTTCCAACTACTGAAAAACTTCCACCCCAACTATTAGGCCAATTTGATAAAGTGTTTATAATTGAAATTGGTGTGTTTGTATCTCGTGCTTTTACTTGTAGGAAGGATTTATTAGTTTCAATATCTTTTACAATGGCATCAGTATTTTCGTTAGATATATAATTTCCAAAAACACGAACAAATTGATTTAAATTAATTGTGATTACATTGTCGGCATCAGCACTTGGAAACTCAGATAGATTATATTCAGTATCTGTTGTGTTTGTTGTGACTGATATTGTTTTTTGTGGATCAACTTGCAAACCACCAGGAAGAATCAATCTATCAAAACTATCTCTAACTTCTATCGTTTCGTAGTGATGGACTTGTGCTATTGTTTCGTCATCACCATACTTATCCAAAAGATACTTATAAAGACTATTATTATCTAAAGGCCATTGGTCATTTAGATTTGTAACGTTATTTGAGATTAGAATAACCCAATCAAGAGATGAATCATTATAAACTTTTTGTGCTACTTGGTCTGGTCTCTCATTATCTATTATTTGGTAATATTCAAAGGCAGAAACTGCATTTGCAATATCATCTCTAAGTTTTGCTCTTTTAAATAGATTTTTTGTTACAGTATAATCATCATTAAAACTTTGATTTGGAAAATTTGAGACGTACTCAAAGTTGGGAAGTTCTCTGAAGTATGACATATTAGTATCCTATATCGTTTTCTGTGATTTCATTATAATCACCAGATAGACCATCAAATATTGTATCTTGATAATCACTTTCGTATATGGGTTCAATTTCTTGAAATCCTAAAGACATTGTGTAAGAAACTGGTTGTCCTTCTTTATATGCTGACCATTGACCATCAGGAGCATAATTTACGGATACTCCTTGAAGAGCACATATTTTAAATTTATTTACACCTGCGATTGATTTTCCTCCTACAGTTTTATATTCCAACTTAAACACATTAGGAGAACCAAGAAAAACTGATCTATAACCAGCACCTTTTGTTGCATTAAGTTTTCTTGCAGCACTTCCTTGCTTGAAGAATCTGATGATTCTTCTTACATCTGCTGCCTCTGGTTCACTTCTTGGACTAAAACGATATGCGAATTGAAATTGACGGAGAGTTGGACCTCTGAATAAGAGTTCAAGATTTGAATTTGGAACCAATCCAGCACCCCTTGCCAAAATACTTTCGGGGGAAACTTCAAATCCAGCATTTTTCAATACCATTGACATTAATGCTGTTTTTATCTCTGGCATATTTAAGTCAGCACCTGCACCCTTTAATAATGCTGCTTGATTTATTGCTCCTGATGGCAGATTTAATCCCCCCTTTTGTTGTGCAATGGCAGCAGCAAGTGCAACAAGAGATTGTTGAATTCCAGTTCCAAGCAAATTTTTACCTACATATCCAGTAGCTGCTATTGACATGTTGTTCATTCTATCATCCCCCCATTCCACATTGTTGGAATCCGAGATTCCAGATGGGATTGGTAGAATGACTGTTCCGATTGGATCTTTTAATGCACTATTTCTTTGAACTCCTTCAGTGAATATAGATTTTATATCTATTGCTTTGCCTGGTGCTGGATCAAATAATTCTTCAAGAGGTGGTTTATAATTAAACATTGTAATGTGAAGAGTATCTTGTTGATTCTCAAGAATATCTTTTGGGTACTTTAAAAGACCTTTGAATAATTCTTTTTCATTTTTACTTTGGAAATTTTTATAATTTCCTAAATTAAGTCCAGGGTCAAAAAAGTTTCCTTGTCCTGGTGGGGCAGTGAGTGATGTTCCTCCCAATCCAGGCAATGAAGGTGGTGGTCCTGCTCCAGCAGGGGCATTGTAGACAATAAATCTTCCTTGATTCTGTGGTTGCGCTGCCGCATTAATCTTATTGCCTTTTGCGCTTCCTCCTCTCGTCTGAAAAGCAGCATAAGATACTTTATTGATGTTTTCTGAATATTGTTTTGCTAGTTGTGTGGGTTTATTTGGATCCCCATCCTGAAATAATTTTGGATCTTTTATAGCATCACTAGTCCAACTACCATTTAGAAAAAATACAGAAGGGGAAATTACATTATGTGGTGGTTGCTCTTTAAGTTGATAATCTCCTGTTTTATAGTTGTATTCAATTCCAAGTCTAATTGAAGTTGGCGCACCACTTGGTTGTGATGTGTAATAATTGTCGTTTAGTATTATCCAGTCAGACATTTATGGTGCGTCCCAAACTTTGGTTTTAAATACTGGTTGTCCTCGTCTATCCACAAATTTCTCTGTTGGAAGTAAAGATACTCCTGCCCATTCTCCTTCAGGCACTTTAAAGAAATCACTCATTACTCCAGAGAAGAGATATTTATGTAAAGTTTTCTTGGGTGCATTTACAATACCTGATTTATTTAGATAAGAATTTGCAACTGCTTCACGATACTTTGGTGTTAGATAGTGAAGATTTGAACCAAAAAAAGAACCTTCTCTTGGATTTACTTCAATGATATAAGATAGTGGATGCATATCCCAATAATCATATCTTTGAGGATACTTGGCATTGTACATAAAAAATACTAAATCACCAGGAATTATAAATCCAGTATCTAATTGATTGATATCTTTTTTGTTGTATTCTAATAAAGAATTCATCAATGAATTGACATACCAACTGGTGCTTTTATATTTTCCTCCCGTTTCTTTTATAATTTCTTCTGCTATCATAATTTGATACCTAATTCTTTTTCTGTCAGAACACGAAACTCATAATTTCTGTCTGCACAATATTCCTTTGCTGCTTCCCATTTTGCTTGATTTACTGCCCAAGTTTTAACAGCATATGCCCAAGATTTTGTTTTTCTTTTTGGATTTGTTTCTGGCATTTTTAAATCTTTTTGTGGTTTAATTTCTACAACCAGATGTCTGTTATTTCCATTTTTGTCTTTATATTTAACGAAGAAGTCTGGGAAATATCTGTGAATTTTATTATCAATTGGAGAACGATAAGGAATCCAAAATTCTTCAGATTTCCAACCATTTACACTTTCAGTTAGGTCACAATATTGCATAAACTTCAATTCATATGATGACCTATAAACTATGTTTGTTGGGTCACCATTATATTTTTCTGGGTTTTGTGGTCTATATTTTCCTTGCCTATACTTACTATCTTCGTTACGAGGCATACATATTATATAATCTTAATCGTATTTATAAATGGCATCAAGAGGACCAGGAGCAGGACAACCTGAAGTTGGTTTTTTGTATAAGACAACAGATGAAGCATTAGAAATCTTTGGTAAATTATCCCTTACAAGTCAATTTAAGGTATCATTGCACTTGACTAATCGTGGTGATGGTGATTTATTGATGAATTGGTTGGCAGATGCAGGAATTACAAGTGATGGAGAATTTTCAAAATTTGACTTTTATTGTGCGGAGACTTCACTTCCTGGCGCAACCTTTGATGTCACGGAAGAGATTGGGTCACGTCAAGGAGTGATAGAGAGGTTTCCAACTAAAAGAGTTTATCCAGATGTTACAATGACATTTTATGTTGATTATGATTATAAACTCATTCGTCTTTTTGAAGAATGGATGAATTATATCAATCCTGTTTATACAGATGCTGGAGAAGTTAAAGCAAATTCAAGGGGACAGGGAGACGCAAAAAATCGTCCAGATTTTTTTAGACTTAAATATCCCGACACATATAAGAGAATTATATCAATTGTAAAATTTGAAAGAGATTTGAATAGAACTAATGATGTGCCAAGAATAACTTATCGTTTGATTGATGCTTTCCCTACAAACATAGCAGCAATGCCAGTGACTTATGAAGGAAGTACAATCACTAAAACAATAGTTACCTTTAGTTACTCCCGTTATGTAATTGAAAAACATAAAACGAGGAGTAAATAAATAAAAGCACTGAACTATTGAATTATGCCATTACCTAAGATTTCTACACCAACGTATGAATTGGTTTTGCCATCAACTGGGAAAACAATTAAATACAGACCATTTCTAGTCAAAGAAGAAAAGATATTAATTCTTGCTCTTGAAAGTCAAGATACAAAAGAAATTACAAATGCAATCAAGCAAGTATTAAAAGATTGTATTTTAACAAAAGCAATTAAAGTAGAAGAACTTCCAACTTTTGATATTGAATATTTGTTCTTAAACCTTCGTTCAAAATCTGTTGGTGAGTCTATTGAATTAATTATTACTTGTGGTGATGATATGGAAACTCAAGTTCCAGTCACAATTTATATTGATGAGATTCAAGTTCAAAAAGAAGAAAATCATAGCACGGATATTAAACTTGATAGTTCTTTAGTTTTAAGAATGAAGTATCCATCTTTAGACCAGTTTATTAAAAATAATTTTGATTTTAACACAGAGCAAAGTACATCAAATATTGAAAAATCTTTAGATATTATTGCTTCTTGTATTGATATGATCTTTAATGAAGAAGAAAGTTGGGCAGCATCTGATTGTACTAAAAAAGAATTAGTTTCTTGGATTGAAACACTTGATTCAAATCAATTCAAACAGGTTGAAAACTTTTTTAATACAATGCCAAAACTTGCACACAAAGTAAAAGTTAAGAATCCAAAGACTGGAGTGGAAAGTGAAGTTACGTTGGAGGGGTTAACATCTTTTTTCGGTTGAGTATGGCTTATATGGAATTGGAGTCATACTTTAGAATTAATTTTGCATTACTTCAATTTCATAAATGGCCGATTAGGGATGTTGAAAATATGATGCCTTGGGAAAGAGATATTTACTTAGCACTTCTCCAACAACATATTGAAGATGAGAAACTAAAACAACAAAATGCTCAATAAATAATTCTAAAATAAGAAAGCAAGATGGTAATAGGTTCGGTTCTGAACCCAGAAAGAATAGTAGGTAAGCAGAATACAAACCAACAACTCGCCAAAAATTTTATTTCTGGTGGTTCTTTTCTTGGAACATCTTCAATTGCTTCTGCTGCAAATAAAATAGTAGGATTTCAAAGAGGGACTGCAAAACCAGTCCCATCTTCAGTAGATTCAATCGTAAGTACTATTTCTACAAATATTACAAACAATATAACAAGCACTTTAAATAATACTCTTCAAAGTTTCACTACAGATTATAAGAAAAGAGTATCTGATGTTGATTCTGCGAAACCAACCGGCATTCTAAGTAAGTTTTTAAGTACCTATAAGAGTGTAATACAATTCATTCAGTTTTTTGGCAACAAAAAATTTGTGAATAGAATAAGTGACAATTTAAAAAATCTTTCTAAATCATTTACAGAAAGTTTTGAAGTTGCAAAATTGATTCGTCAGGTCATTGTAAAAATAGTACAACAATTATCAAATCTTCCAAAAGCATCTCCAGGTGGTGGAGGTGGAATTGACATTGATGTTGATGTTCCCATGGGTGGTGTCAGAAAGAGCGCACCACGAGGACTTGGTAATATGTTCAAGGGAAGAGGCAAAATGCTTGCCCTTGGTGCTGGTGCTCTTGGATTGGGTGCTGTTGGTGCTGGCACAGTGAATGCTCTTTCTAATGTTGATGAAATTAGAGCAGGAATGCTTCAACCTGGAGATGGTGGAGACATCATATCAACGTTTAGTTCTGCAATAGAAAGATTTATTACAGCAATTAATACAATGATTGGTATTGGAAAGGGTCCTTCCAAACCTCCTGGTGGTGGTGCAGGAGGTGGTGGGGGAAGTCCTGGAGGTCCTGGTCCTGGAGGTCCTGGTCCTGGATCTCCAGTGGATTATAGTAATTTGAAAAGTGGTGATATATCTACTATGGCAGGCAAATCAGCAGTTTTATATGATGAATATAGAAATCTTGGATATACTGATGAGGGAGCAAAAAGATTAATTGCTGAAATTGGCAGAGAAGGTGGGATGGACAATAAAAACTTGTTTGGAACTCATACTGATCCTTCTGCAAAAATTCCTAATACTGGTATGTTTAGTTGGAATCAAGATAGAAGAACTGCTTTAATCGATCAGGCCAAAAAGGCTGGGGTTTGGGATGAGACCAAAGGTCAAATAAAAGAAACTGCTGAGGGATTGAGATTCCAAGCAAGATTTTCTGCAAATGAAATTAAGACGAGAGGTGCTGGAGTTCCTGAAGCATTAACCACTCAAGGTTATTCTGGTGCTAAAATATCACAATTACTTAGAGATAAGTATATTGTTTATAGAACTGATCGTGGTTATTCTGGGGGTCCTGATCCAGAATATGGATCAGTTAAAACTGGAGAATGGTATAAAAAATTGACTCCAGGATTGGAAAAAACATATAAACCAAAACCAGGAATAGGAGGTAGTTATGAGGAATTGCCTAAAGAATATGCTGCAGCATATAAGGCTGGAAAATTAAAATTAGAAGAATACAACAACTTAGCAACAGGTGTTTCTCAAGTTGCTCAAACAGCAGCACAATCACAAACAAATATTGTACCAATAGATTTGTCTGGTGCAATGCCTCAACAATCTCAAGGTGGTGGAGGAGGTATTTCTGCACCACCATCAACTCAAAAAAATGGTCCATCAGTTCCATTATTACCTTCTGCAAACACTGATAATTTTTTAGTTTTATATTCAAGAATGGTTTATAATATAGTAGACGGATAATGAAAAAAGTACTTTCTTCTCCTTTAGTTTCTGCTTCCAATAACATAGTTTCTTTTAGTGGAGATTCCTCAAGAAGACTAAAAGGAATTCAGAGAGATGTTGTTGATTTCTCTAAGTTTTTAAACACTCAAAATAAAGAAATTAATAGAATAAAATTACCTGAAAAAAGAAAAATTAAAGAACTTGCGAACTTAAACATTGCTTCAAGTTTTGGTTCTCCTGGAAATTTATTATCATCTTTACTTGGAGGGGCACTTGATGTTGCTGGTTTTCTTGGTAATATGTTCCCTCCAAGAGGAAAAATGGGTGCTCCTCAAAATACAAGAGGATTGAGACCACCAAAACCAATAGTTTCTGGTTCTAAGTTACAATTTGGAGGACTCAAATCTGTAGGTATTTTGAATGCAGTTTTTTCTGGATTGGATTTTGCTCAGGGATTGGCAGAGGGAGAAAGCACAGGTCAAGCAGCATCGGGAGCAGTGGGCAATCTTGCTGGTTCATTACTTGGTGGTGCCATTGGGCAAGCACTAATTCCAATACCTGGGCTTGGTTTTGTAATTGGAAGTATGGCAGGTGGATTTTTGGGTGGTTACACCGCAGATAGAGCATATGAACTTGCAACTGGTGGTGCTGGAGGTGTGTCTGGAAAAGTTGAAGAAAAACTAAAGGCACAAGAACAACAACAAAAGGCATCAGTTCAAGAAAGTGGATTTGGTGATGTAATAAACAGATTTAGTGACTCTGTAGGAAAGTTTGAAAACTTTGTCTATAAGTCATTTGCTTCTGTGGTAAATGGTGCCGCAGCTGCTGCTGGTTCTGATGAAATGATGTTGGATTACGGTTTAGACCCAGATGCAATTCCAGATGCTCCTGAAATTCCAGGAGAACTTCCAGATATGACTGCTGAAGGTGGTCAAATGCCCAGCAAATATACTTCATCTCCTTATGGTTGGAGATGGGGAAGAATTCATAGTGGTGTTGATTATGCTATTACGGAAGGAACACCAGTAAGTGTGATTCAACCTGGTCAAGTAACATACGCACAATTTAATGATGGTGGGTATGGATATGCTGTACAAATTGCACATCCTGGTGGTTCTAGTAGTTTTTATGGGCACTTAAGTAAAATATCAGTCAAAGAAGGACAACAAATAGAACCTGGAACTGTAATTGGAAATGTAGGAAGCACAGGAAATTCTACGGGACCTCACGTTCATTTTGAAGTTAGACAAGGAAGTAAAAAATTAGAAATACCTACAAGTGAGGGAGATAAGTATTTTAGATTCGGTGGCAATGTAAAAGTCAAACCAAAGGCAGGAGTTTCGGGAGCAGGTTCTAATCCTTTTGTTTTAGAATTACACGCAGACCCAAATGCAAAAGGACAAAAGACAGGATTAATCCCAAGCAATACCAGTCCAGATACTGCTGTTTCTCAAGCACTTGTTTCTAGTTTCGGGACTTATGGTAAAAATTTTAGAGGAGGATTGGGTGTTACAAATAGAGGTGGAAATATTCTAGAGTCAGATATGGCATTAGGTGCTGAAGCAAATGCAAAAAGAATAGTTGAAGCAATGATGAAAGACCCTAAACGTGCATATCATATTTTTGCAGGACACGCTGATGTAACAAAAGGTGAAACTGGTGCTCCTGGAGAAAAGGAATATAATTTAAAAACTGCTGAATTGGTTGAAAAATTAGCAAAAGCACAGAAATTAAATGTAATGTACCATAAATCTATTATTGCAAATGAAGCAAGTGATCCAAATTCAAATCTTTCCAGAATTAAAGCAATAATGGATGCTTCAAAGAGACCTGGAATAGGAGGTCCAGATTTAACTCCAGAGGCAATTGCTGCATATCAATCTGGAATGATTCAAAATCTCCAACAATACCCTTCTTATAATCAACTACAACAGGTTACAACAATTATACCAATGATGATGAGTCCTCAAGGTGGAGGAGGACAACAAAAACCAGTCTTTATTCCAGTTGGAGGTGGTGGTGGAGGAACTGTAATTCTTCCTGGTCCAGATGAAGGACAACTGGTAAATAGTCTTATGAAGACTATGTTACTTACTAATCTGTCAGCAAGCTAATGTCACAATCTGTAGCAGCATTTAAACCAAATTATTTTATCATACAATCATTAGATGGTAGTAAAAAAATTGATATTACCAATTCATTATTGTTTTTTGATTACTTTGAGGATATTTTATCTCCTTGTATAACTGCTACTGCACAAATAGTTAATAGTACAAGTTTGTTTAATCTTTTACCAATTCGTGGTGGAGAAAAAGTTTCCATTAGTGTTGATACTGCATTTGGTGAATTTTTATTTGACGGTGATACTGCTTTTTATGTTTATAAGGTTAGCAATCTTGATGCACAAAAGTCAAGTGAAATGTTCACTTTACACTTAGTTTCTCGTGAAGGTTTGACGAATGATACTGTCAGATGTGAAAGAAAATATACAGGTAATATTCAAACTACAGTAACTAAAATTTTAAAAGATGTATTAAAAACTAAAAAATTTAAGAGTGAAAATATAGAAGGAACATCAAATGATTTTTCTTTTATTGGAAACAATAGAAAACCATTTCATACTTTGACTTGGTTGGGACCAAAAGCAGTTCCTGCAAATGGTCAAAACTCTGGAACATCAGGTGGAGAGAATAGTGGAATCGCAAAAGGAACTGCAGGATTCTTATTCTATGAAAACAAAGATGGGTTTAATTTTAGAAGTATTGATAGTTTAGTTTCAAGCACTCAAATTCAAAACAATAGTGCCGATAAGGAATCAATATATAATTATCAATATGCTCCAATCATTGAGAGTAATAATGTAGAAACAAATTTTAGAATTTTAAACTATAAGTATGAAAAGAATATTGATTTGATGAAATCATTGAGAGTTGGTATGTATTCAAATAAAACATATTATTTTGATTTGTATTCAAACACTTTAGATATTTACAAATACACAGTGAAAGACCAAGTTAAAAATAAACTAGGTGCGTCTAAGAATATTGCTGTTTCTGATGAATTTGGAGATAGTATTAGTAGAATTATGTTTAAAATTTCTGATAGAGGAAATTTGAATAATGATGGAACTGTAAGTGGCAAGTCAAGAAGTGGTGCGGATATGTCAATGTCTTATTCTAGATATAATTTATTATTCACTCAAGCACTAAATATGGTTATACCTTGTAATATAAAACTGAAAGTTGGAGATATTATAAATGCACAATTTCCGAGAATCAAAAGATCGGATAATAAAGAAGCAGATGATGAGCAAAGTGGAAATTATTTGATTAAAGAATTGAGACATCATTTTGAAGGAAATCAAATGGTTACAAGTGTAAAATTAATTCGTGATAGTTACGGTCTTTACGGTCCTCAAAACGGGTAAGAAAAATGGATTTACAACAATTCATACATAATATAAATGATGAATTGGGAAATTCATCATTAAATAAACAAAGAAAAAGATACTTAGAAGCACATTTGGAAGAACTTTTGGAATATCAAAAGAATAATCCAAATAATACTTTAATACCAAATGCATTAGAATTATTTTGCGATTTAAACCCAAACGCACTGGAGTGTAGAATTTACGATGATTGAAGAATCTTTATTGAAATCCAATTACATTGGCAAAGATGGTTTTTATTGGTGGATTGGACAAGTAGCAAATCAAAATTCTTGGAAAAGTAAATCTCAGTTTTCAGAAGAAAAGGGTTCTGACGGTCAAGTGTGGGCAGCAAGATGTAAGGTAAGAATTGTTGGTCATCATACTTTTGATGGTAATGTTCTTCCTGATAATGATTTGCCTTGGGCACAGATTATGATGGACCCTGCTTTTGGAAGTGGTCAAGGTGGTATGGGAGCAACAATAAATTTAAAGGGTGGTGAGACTTGCTTTGGATTTTTTATTGACGGAGATGATGCACAACAACCAGTCATAATGGGTCTTCTTCATCGTAGTGATGGTGTTAAGAATTTAATCTCAGAAGAGGTAATAGCAAAAGAAAAAAGTTCTCAATTCAAACCATTTACTGGACATCCTGGAAATAATATCCCAGCAACTCAAAGAAGTGCAAGAAAAGAAAAAGAAATTATTCCTGAAAATCCTCAAACAGAAACTTCTCCACTATCAACAAAAGACAAAGTAGATATTGCTTTTAATTCAAATGTTGGATTTTACACTGGGACTACTCGTGTATTTCCTCAGTATGGAGATAGACTTCAATTTGATGCATCATCTATATGGCAAGTTGCGAAAAAAGCAGATGTAGAAATTACAATACCTAATGGTTGTCAGAATGGATTAATCGGAGATATTTCACAAGCTCTTCAGAGCTTTATGGCAATTACAAATGGATTAGACCGATATTTAAATGTTTATGTAGATACTGTATTAAATGAAATTGTAGATATAGGAAATCAAATTCGTAATACTGCTAGGTCTATACTTAGTATCGTAAAACTCATTATCAATAATTTAAGAAATACAATTTTTAAATGTATTACTTGGGCATTTAGAAAATTAGTCGGTCTTGTTGTTCCACAACCCCAACAAAAGATTGTTTTGGAATCAATGAAGAAAATTCTTGATGGAATTTTTTGTATTCTAGAAAAACTTCCATCAAGTCTTTTGGATTTTATTACAAATGCTTTACAGGATTTAGTAGATAGAACAGTAAATGTCCCTCTTTGTGCAGCAGAAGAATGGACTGCTGGAATTCTTGCTAAACTAATGAATGCGATTGAAGATGCATTATCTGATATAATGTCTGGTATTAGTTGGTTGACTGGTGGATTAGGAACAATTTCTGGAATTTTAAATCAAGCAAGTTCTTTGGCATCTCAAATTTTTAGCTTTCTTGAATGCACTGGACTTGCTTGCAAGAAACCACATACTTGGGCAGCAAAATTTGGACCAAGTGAAAAAGAAGCAGATGATTGGAAAAAAATGGTTAGTAATGTTAATGTGTTTAAAACTGCTGCTAAAGCAGGAAGTTCAATAGAAGTTTCTCTTCGTAATACTCCTTTATATTCTGCAACTGATACTTTTGGGTCTGGATTTGGTGGTTTGATTGATAGAGCACTTAATAATGCATCTTGTGTGTCTAAAGTTCTTAATCCACAGAATCAGGATGATTTAATGAGAATGCCAATTGGAAGCAGATGGAAAACGTGCATACCACCACAAGTTTATATCACAGGTGACGGAGTTGGTGCTAAAGCAATTCCAATAGTTGGTGATAATGGTAAGATTTTCTCTGTTCAAATTGCCAACAGGGGAGTTGGTTATACAAATGGAACAACAGATGTAAGAATTGTTGATAAAAGTAATTATGGTTTAGGTGCAACTGCAAGAGTTGAGGTGAATGAAAAAGATGGTGGTATTGATAAAGTTATAATTCTAAATTCTGGTGATGGATATTGTAAAGGCAATGTTACAGCACCAGGAATAAGTTCTTCTATAACTGGCACAGTTACTGATGTTGTGGTAGATAAACCAGGATATGGATATACAACTGGGGATAAAATTACTGATGGTAAAAATACTTATGAACCAATTATTTCTCCTGGAAGTGGAGCAATTGTAGATGTTAAGTTGCCAACAAATATTATAGGAGAATTTAAAACCATTCCCACACTAACTATAAATACCAACACAGGAGTAGGAGCAGAACTCATTCCAGTTATGCAATTTACTCCAAATTATTCTTCAACAACTGGTGTTCCAGCAGTCTCTGGAATCGCAGTAACCTCAGTGATAGATTGTGTATGACAACTCCAGACCCACATTTAAGACAGACTGACCATTTTATAGAAGCTTGTGGAGTAGAAAGTCCTCATAATGGGAAGATAGACTATTCTTGCACAACAAAAAAAGGTCAAGGATTTATCTATTATGAAAATGGTGATTTAGATATTGTTGCCGATAAAACATCAAAAGAAGTTGTCGGAAGAAAAATTACCAATGAATCTGAACCAGCAAAAATTATTCGTGCGGAAAATGGAGGAATAGTTCTATCTGCACCCTATGGAACTGTTACAATTGTTGCAGCAAACATTCGGTTTGTTGCTCTTGATGGGACAGGAGGAGGAGAGATTACATTTCAAGCATCCAAATTAATTCATCAAGACGCTCCAACGGTCACTACACAAGGAACAAATACAACAACTGCAGCAGCAAATAATGCTTCAGTAACTGGAAGCACTGCATCTTTAAGTGCGAATACACAAGCAGAAGTTCAATCAGGAATAGACTCCGATAAGTCTTCTGTTTTGGGCAAAATATTAGATGCAATTACTAGGTTTAAAAATTTCTTTGCTTCCATTTGCTCTGATAATCCTGGAGGCAAATAATGGCAGATTTTACAGTTGCTAACATTGGAGAAAAACTAATTGTAGGTCAATTGGATATGTCCTTTTTGACTGCTACTGCAGAAATTACTCCGGGAACAGCAGTTATTAATGGTCCTTGTTATATTGGTTTGACCCCACAGATTGGAGTTGCAAGAGCAACTTGTATGATTGGACCACCAGTGCCAGGTCTTACTGTTCCTGCTTCTCTTGAAGTTTCTGGAATCGCAAATTTTGTTGGAGATACAAATACAATAGGAATTTCTAAATTTTTGGGTCTTGCTATGAAATTAGCAGCAGATATATCTTCTGCTATAAAAGTCAATTCGGGAGCACACATTTCCACTGCAAACAAAGTAATTACTGGAAATCTCAATGTTACTGAAAATGTAACCGCAGTTCGATATTTTGGAGATATTAGTGCTTGTGTCGGAAAAAAAAATTTTGATATTCCACATCCATCAAAACCAGGATGGAGACTAAGGCACGTTTGTATTGAAGGTCCAACTGCTGATGTTTTTGTGAGAGGGCAACTTGATAATAAAAATGTTATTGAACTTCCATATTATTGGAAAAATTTAGTTGATGTTGAGACCATTACTGTTCATCTTACACCAATTGAAATGCATCAAGAATTATTTGTAGATAAAATTGAGTGGGGAAATAAAATTTATATTAAAAATAATTCTGGTTCAGCAATTAAGTGTTATTATACTGTTTATGGTGAAAGAAAGGATACATCTAAAAATATTCCAGAATACGAAGGTACTTATGACGATTATCCAGGTGATAATCGTGAATATGTTTTAAGTGCAATAAGGAGTTGATATATGCCAGTACAGGAAATTATTGATGAATATAAATCAGAAATTGTTTCACTGGATAATCAAGTAAGTTCTTTGGGTACTTTGGTAGATCCATTGCAATTGAAGATTAATCGTTTTATTAACCCTGTAGCACAACTTGATTTGGAAGTTTGCAATTTAACCGTAAAAATTAATCAAAAGATTTATGATATTGGAATTGTTGCAAACAATGCAAATGCTTGCGGATGTGGTTCAACTGCAACTCGTACAGAGGTCATTTATGATAGTGTTGGTGCTATAGTCGGAGTTACAACAACAACTTACACTATTGGTAATTATTATTATTACGAACAAGTTAAAGCACATCGTATTAATGCAGAAAATACTTCATATACTGGAACTGATCCCTATGGACCATATTTTGGAACTGACGGTTCTACAACTTTTACGACTGGAATAGGTTATGCTACCACTGTAAATGGAATTGACAATGATTCCATTACAAGTTTAACAATCACAAATCCTGGTTATGGATACACACCAGGAACTTATTATCGTCAAGAATTAACTGGTGAAATAGGAACTGGTGGACTTGTTGATATTATAGTAGGAAGTGGAGGGACAATAATTACTTCAGTGATTGTGAATAATGGTGGAACTGGATATCAAACTAATCAAAGTGTTGGTGTTCTTTCATTTCCTGGTGCATCTTTTAACATTTCCCGTGTAGGTTCTCCTATTCTTGGTGTTGGTACAGATACTTATATTGTTGCAAGTTCTGGTGTAGGAAGTGTTTTTGTTCCCACCGTATCCTCTGGAAATGTGAGTATTTGTTCCACATCTTGTGCGACATATTCATCTCAATTTACAATATTAAGTAATGATTTGTCATCTCTTCGTGCGAAACGAGATAGTTTATTATCTGGAACCAATCATCTTAAAACAGAATCCAAAAAAATGTATGTACAAAGATATGGATTCGTTTTTGCACAAGGTGATTTAAATTCAAGAAAAAGTACGGTAAATAGTATTATAGGTACTTTATCTGATTCTACTTACGGCGATTATTTTGTATGAGTATACTTTTAAGGGATACGAGAACTGGTCTTATAACATCAACCGATTTAATTGAACCTTGGCTTGGATTGTATCTTCGTGAAAATCCAGATATTGTAAAAGTTGGAATTGCATTAAATGAAAATAAAAATTATTATCCATATTTAAACGATAGTGCTATTGATAGCAACGATCCCGGTGTGAGTCTCGGATTAGTTTATAATCCTGGTTTGAATAGATTGGGAATAAACACAACAAATCCACAAGCAACACTTGATGTTTTTGGTAATTTAAATGTAAGTGGTGTTGGAACAATTACAAAAAGATTTGACGTTGGGTATGGTGGGACAGTTTTTACTGTACTTAATAGTGGAGACTCAAATATTGTTGGACTCGGTTCAACTTATTCTGGAAATGTTGGTATTGGCAGCAACATACCAACACAAAAACTTGATATTGCAGGAAGTATAAAAGTAGATGAAAATATATATGATTCTGTAAATTATTCTGGAGTTACTGGATATTATCTTTCCCGAGACATTAATGGAATTAGATGGGTTGAAATAACCCCTGCCAGTGCTGCTGGAATTCTTGTTTATAATGACTTGTCTTTAATTGGAACTGGACAGTCTTTTTTTGGAATAAATTTTAACACAGGACGAGGTGCTGGTGTTAACACTGATCCAGTTCAGGCATTTGTAAATTCAAGTAATTCAAACATTGCAGATGTTTATGTTTATGATTATTGGGATTATGTAAATGGAAGTACATCAATCTACAGAAATTCTAATGTTGGAATTAACAATTCAAATCCTTCTTTTTCTCTGGATGTTGTCGGAACAGCAAGTGTTACTCAGACATTTCAAGTTGGAATTTCAGGCACAGTATTTACCACGACTGGAATTGGTTCGGTTGGAGTTGGAACCAATTTACCAATTAAAGATGTAGATATTGTAAAGGAGGTTTTATTTCAAAATACAGTAGAACTTAATTCTTCATTGATTGATATAAACAACAGCACTGCTACTGGAAAATTTGATTATCGTCTTTCTTCTGTAGGAACCGGAGTATCTTGGAGACCTTCTGGTGTTCAAACTCAAAATATCATATATGTAACCAAAGATGGTAATGATGCAAACAGTGGATTACTTGAAGGTGATGCAAAAGCAACTGTAGGAGCAGCAGCATCAATTGCACAAGATGGTGATACAATTTATATACGTCCTGGTGTTTATTTTGAAAATAATCCTATCGGTTTGAGAACTGATGTAACAGTATCAGGACAAGATTTGAGATTAGTCACAATCGTTCCACAAAATCGCACAAAAGATGTATTTCACGTTCGTAGAGGTTGCTTAATAGAAAATTTAAATTTTGCTGGTGGAGCACCAGGAGATCCAAATGCAGTTTCAATTGCTCATACTGGATGTGCAGCAGTTGCATTTCCTCCAATAGATATTGCCGACCGTGCAAATACTGGATATATTGCTGCAGGACCAACATTAGAAGGTCCATCTGGAAGATGGAGAAGTCCATACATTAGAAATTGTACCAACTTTATGACAAAAAGTATTGGTATGAAGATTGATGGAAATCACGCAAGTGTTTCAGATCCTATTAATAATATTGGAAATAATCTCAAGTGTATGGTTTGTGATTCATTTACTCAATATAATGAAAATGGTATTGGTGTTTCCATTACAAACAATGGTTATGCTCAATTAGTATCTATTTTTACAATTAATTGTGATAAAGGAATTTATTGTGATAGTGGAGGATCTTGCGACCTTACAAACTCCAACTCTTCATTTGGTAATTATGGATTGTATGCAGTTGGATTGGGTTCTACAGAATTTACTGGAAAGGTTAATCCTGTTCCTCAAAATTTTGGACCAGTTATAACAAGAGTAACTCCTGGTGTGAATGCAAATAGTGATAAAGTTGAACTTACAAATGTAAAGGATGTATATAATGTACCACGAAGACCTTATGATGGTCAGGCTTTATTTTTCCAGATTAGTAATTTGGATGGGAGATATCCAGATGCAGCAAGTTTCCCAACTTTAACTTTACCGATGGTTAGAGTACAAGAAATTAAAATAATAGATGCTGGATCTGGATATAGTGCTTCATCTCCACCTAATGTCCGCATTATTGATAGTAACGATAATACACAACAACCAAAAGGACCTCAAAGTATTATAGCACAATTAAGTCCCACAGTAGATACAAATGATGGGAGTATCCTTTCAGTTGATGTTATAAGTAGTGGGAGAAATTATCTACCTACTCAAAATTTAATAGTTCAAATTGATTCACCAATTGGTATAGGTACTACTGCAACGGCAATAGTTATTACACAACCAATTTATTATACAGTTGATGTTGCCACTCAAGTTTCTGTTGGTGGCACAACAACAGTTACATTCAATGAAAGAATTCCTTATGAGTTATATGGTGATGAAGATGTTTCATTAAAAAGAATTAGCAGAATTCTTACGAGTTCTCACTCTTTTGAATATATTGGTACTGGCACAAGTATAAATACTTCCACACCTTTTCAGGGGGCAGTTCCTATAAAAGCAAATGAAATTGTTGCTTTAGATGGGGCACAAGTGCCATTCACAAGTACAGACCAAAAAGGTAATTTTGATATCGGAGAAGGTCTTCAGATTAATCAACCGACAAGAACAATTAGAGGGAGAGATTTTAGTAGAGCAATTCAGGCAGAAGTTACACCACTGATTTTAGCATTAAGATAGTAATATGGCAGTTTCACCACTTAATACATATTTGACCATAGCAGTTCCTGTCGCACCAGGAGAGCAGACTGTTTATACAGTCCCCACTGGACAATCTTCTATTTTGTTATATGCTCAAGTTGCGAATGTTGGAGTCAACACTTATCCAATAGTTACACTTACACATAGAAGAACAAGTAGTTCTCAAAGAACAGTAGGGAATACAAGGAATACAAGGATTGCGAAAAATATAGAAGTTCCTCCAAATGATGTTGCTATTTTGATTGATGGTCGTCTGGTTTTGGAAAAGAGTGCAATTATCACTGACTCAATCGTTCTTTCCGGGATACAATCCGGGATTGTTTCAATTTCTACTTGCACTTATGATAATCAAACAGGAATTACAACTGTCACAACAGTAACTCCTCATAATTTTGTAGCAGGTGATGAAGTCACAATGAGTGGTCTTGCATTTACTTGTTCAAGTCAGTTTATAGGACTTACTACTACAATTTTTCCATCACCTCAAAAGTCTTTTGTTATAGATTCTATTATTGGGAGTGTAGGAACATCAAAAACGTTTGTGACCAATTCTGGTATAACCATTGGTATTGCACACACTTATGTAAGTGGTGGTCAAGTAGGTCCGTTGCAAATGGAATTCATCTGTAGCATTCTTGAAACTAATGTATCTGGCATTGTATAATTATGACAAAGTATTTAAGTGGAAGAGTAAAAAGAAGGTCACAGTCCGATTTAACAAGTGATAGATATAAGTACTTAGCAATAAATCAAGCAGAACCAAATCTTGGAGATCCTTCTTTACTGGAACAATCTCTTCCTTTTGGTCAACCATATCAAGTTGTTTCAGTACCTGGATATCCAGGACAACGATATTGGATTCCACCTGGAGGTGGATTGATACCTGGTTCTATTAGTGTTTATGATGAAAATATTATTGTCCCCAGTAATGCTGGTGTGAGTAGCATTACTCAAATAAATTTTGTTGGATCTGCAATTAGTGTAACTGGTTATTTAAATGCAGATAATTCCCCAGGAACTGGAGTTACTGTTAGAGTTTTTGCTCCAGGAAATAATCAACAAATATTTTTTAATAATAACAATGAGTTTGGAACTTCTTCATTATTGATTTTTGATAATGTTACTGGAATTTTAACAGCAGGAAAATCCATTAATGTTGGTATTGGTGCCACTGTTTTGACTGCAACTTTAGATGGTTTAGTTGGAATTAGAACTGCAACCCCAACAGACCCATTAGACGTAAATGGAAATATAAGACTTCGTTCTGGTCTTAAAGATTTTAATAACAATGTAGGTATTGAAAGTTCTATTCTTGTTTCTACAGGTGCTGGAGTTTCTTGGACCTCCCCTTATGCTGCTGGTCTTCAGGGTCTTCAGGGACTTCAGGGCACTCAAGGAACACAGGGAACTCAAGGTACTCAAGGAACACAGGGAACACAGGGAACTCAAGGTACTCAAGGAACACAGGGAACTCAAGGTACTCAAGGAACACAGGGAACTCAAGGTACTCAAGGTACTCAAGGTACTCAAGGAACACAGGGAACTCAAGGAACACAGGGAACTCAAGGTACTCAAGGTACTCAAGGACTTCAGGGAACACAAGGAACTCAGGGCACTCAAGGCATCTCTGGGGAAGGAGGTGCTCAAGGAACTCAAGGAACTCAAGGAACACAGGGTACTCAGGGAACTCAAGGTACTCAAGGTCTTCAGGGAACACAAGGAACTCAGGGCACTCAAGGCATCTCTGGGGAAGGAGGTGCTCAAGGAACTCAAGGAACTCAAGGAACACAGGGTACTCAGGGAACTCAAGGTACTCAGGGAACTCAAGGTACTCAAGGTATCTCTGGTGGAGGAGGTGCTCAAGGAACACAGGGTACTCAGGGAACTCAAGGTACTCAAGGTATCTCTGGTGGAGAAGGTGCTCAAGGAACACAGGGTACTCAGGGAACTCAAGGTACTCAAGGTATCTCTGGTGGAGGAGGTGCTCAAGGAACACAGGGTACTCAAGGAACTCAAGGTACTCAAGGTACTCAAGGAACACAGGGTACTCAAGGAACTCAAGGTACTCAAGGTCTTCAGGGACTTCAAGGAACACAGGGTACTCAGGGTACTCAGGGTACTCAAGGAACTCAAGGTACTCAAGGAACTCAAGGTACTCAAGGCACACAAGGTACTCAAGGTGCTACAGGAACAGGTACTCAAGGTACTACAGGAACAGGTACTCAAGGTACTCAGGGCACTCAGGGCACTCAAGGAACTCAAGGTGCTTCAGGTGTTAGTGTTAGTGGAAGTATTATACAAGTTGCATATGCAACATCTAGTTCAACGAACTCAACAACATCAACATCTTTTCAGGCATCAAGTTTAGCAGTTTCAATCATCCCAAGCTCTACTTCTAGTAAAATACTTATAATTTCACATTTCTCAGCAAATCAAGAAACTCAAGCATCAAGTGGAGATGGTGGATATTTTTCTATTTTTAGAAGTGGTACTAATCTTGGAGATGCAACTTATGGTATGATATTTGTAGGTACGAATTCACCACCAGTTTATTCAGGTGCATCGCTCACTTGGATAGATTCTCCAAGTACAACATCTTCTGTAGAATATAAACTTTATTTTAGAAGTAAATTGGGAGGAACTGTAAGTGCTCTAACTGGAACTGGTGGTGAAACTAGAGCAGCATCAATTACGGCAATGGAGATAGTAGCATGACAATAGAATCAAACTTTTTTTATAAGGCAATTTCATCTTTAGCACCAAAATCACAATGGTTTTGTATTGATTGTGATTATGAACAATTAAAGTGGTTTTCTGAAGATATTCCAAAACCAACTTTTGAAGAAATTGAAGCAGAGATGCAACGACTTCAAGCAGAATATGATCACAATGAATATCAAAGACTTAGAGCAATAGAATATCCATCTTTTGCTGATCAATTTGATCTCTTATATCATGGTGGTTATGATGCTTGGAAAGCAGAGATTGATAAAATAAAGCAAAAATATCCAAAACCGTGATATAATATATACTGAAGATACTTTTTATTATGAGATTTCATGTTCTTGGTTTACCGCACACGGTTTCTAGTAAAGATTTTAATGCCTGTGCATATACTCAAAAAGTAGTTAAATTTTGTAAGATGATGAGTGCTCGTGGGCACTATATTATTCATTATGGTCATGAAGATTCTGATGCAATTTGCAATGAGCACGTTTCAGTCATTACAAATGAGGACTGGCAAACTTGTTATAGGAACTCCTGTTGGATATTTTGAAGAAAATGGAAAACATGGTGGAGGAATTTTAGTTCCTTTAGATGAATTAGGATTTCTAAACGAAACTAGAAAAAATTTACTATACTATAAAGATAATCCAAAGGAATATAAAGAAAAATGTGAAGAGATACAACATTATGCAAGAGAGCATTATGACTGGGGTAAAACCATACATTCTTGGGTTGAACTGTTTTCTTAAGAATTGAATTGGTTGACAGGACCCCAAATTGGTTCTATAGATATAAATTAGAAAAATATCTTCTTCTACTGTTAATATTGGAACTGTTTAAAAATGCTCCATAGAATGAAACCTATATATTATAAGAAAAAAAGTACCAGCAATAAGTAATGACGGACAGATTTCCACTTATAGCAAATCCAACAACTCAACAGATTGAGGAATTAGCACCTGGAGATAATCTCAATTTACAGAATAGTGGAATAGTTGGTGCTACAACTATAACCGCAGATAAGTTTGTTGGAACTCTACAAGGAAACGCAGCAACTGCTGATAGATTAAATAATGCTGCGAATATAACTGGTGGATTTATTAGTAGTTCTAGATTATCTGGTTATTATGGAATTGATGTAAATAGTGCAAATATACTTACGAATGCTGCAAATATTGCTGCAGGAACAATCAGCAGTGCAAGATTATCTGGTCATTATCCAATTTCTGTTGATTCTGCTTCTTCTTCTGATGCTTTGACTGATGCATCAAATATTACAGGTGGTATAGTTCCTTCCGAAAGGTTAGAGGGATTTTACGACATTAATGTAGGAACAGCAAACACTGCAAACATTATTACTCCTGGAAGTTTTCAGAATATTAGTATTGGAGGAAATGCTGCTACTGCTACTACAGCAGTCAATCTTTCTGGTGGAACAGTTTCTGGTGTTGATTTAAATATTAGTGACATTGGTACAATTGGAACTTTAGGTGTTTCTGGTTTAACAACAACAACTAACTTAAATGTAACCAATTTAGCATCAATTGGGTTTGCTTCTGTAGGAGTTGCAACGATTGGATTTGGAACATTTACAAATGTCAGAATATCAGGTGCTGCTACAATTGGGTTCTTAACAGCAACTAATGCTCGTGTTTCTGGAACTGCTACTGTTGGATTTTTAACTGCAACTAATTTAAATTCACCCAATGCAACTTTGGGAATTGTTACTGCAAATACACTCACTGGTCTTAATACATTATCTTCGTATGATGCAACCCTTGATTTTATTAATAATACTAGGATTACATCGGGTTTATTGGTTGGAACTGCAGCATCAATTGGAATTGCAACAATAGGATTTGGAACTTTTACAAATGTACGAGTATCGGGAATATTAACTGCAGGTACATTTTCTGGTAATTTTAGTGGAGGAATAGTTGCTGCTGCTGCTTCTATTGGAATTGCAACAATTAGTTATGCAAATGTCGGACTTGCATCAATTGGTATTGCAACTGTAGGATTTGCCTCTGTTGGTATTGCTACTATAGGATTTTTAACCGCAACTGATGTTCGTGTTTCTGGAACTGCTACTGTTGGTCTTTTAACTGCAACAACAATTTTCACTAATAATTATCTTGGAAATGGGGAATCCATAGTAGGTATTGTAACTCAAATTAATATTGGGACCGGTCTTACTTTAACATCTACACAAACAGCAGGAAAGGGAATAGTTAATGTAGGAATTCGCACTACTATAGGAAAAACAATCTTTGTTTCCTTTGAAGGAAATGATTCAAACACTGGATTGTTGAATAATGATGCAAAGAAAACTATAAAAGCAGCAGCAGCACTTGCTTTACCTGGAGATACAATTAAAGTTTTTCCAGGAACTTATGTTGAAAATAATCCAATAGTTTTATCAAAAGATGTTTCAGTGGAAGGAACAGAGTTGCGTAACTGTTTAGTTTCACCACAAAACACTGGACTTGATTTATTCCACGTTAATAATGGATGTCATTTAACAGATTTAAGTTTTGTTGGTGCTCCATCAACAAATGGTGCATCGGTAGTATCATTTCAACCACTTGCTGGAGTTTCTACTCATAGATTTTTTGATGCTGCAAGAATGATTCGTATGAATCTTGATTTTATTTCTGAAGAAACTGTAGGATATTTAACCAGCACAGATTATAAAAATCCTATATTTAATTCTGGAATAAGTACAATTAGAAAAGGTGTTGTATCTGCATTAAAGGCAGTATGCCATGACATTACAAGGGGTGGAAATTCTAAGTGTGTGGTTGCAGGAAAATCATATTACACTGCAGGAGGAGCACTTCAGAATATTGTTGGATTTAAAACCGAAACAATAGATGCCTTTAATTATGCAGTAGGAATTGCAAGGTCTTGTATTAATAATGTTTCTTTTGCAAAAACAAGTGGTGGAAATTATCAGTCTTATTATACACAAGTAAAGGATGTTTCCATTCAAGCAGATTCTGCAACTGGATCTAATACTAATTTAAATTCTTGTTCAAATGTAATTTCTGCATTATATTCTTGTGTTGGAATTGTGACTACAATAATTAATGATGGTTTGAGTGCTCTTGGTGGAGCAGGAATTAATACAACACTACCATCAGCATATGATGGACAATCAAGTAACAATTGGTCCAGCACAAAACTTGAAGGAACAACGTTCTCACCTGGTGTCGGAATTATTTCAAAAGGTCCTTATATTCGCAACTGCACAAATTTTATACCAAATAGCATTGGATTAAAGGTAAATGGTTTTGATGCAGAACCTGGAGATGAAATTGATAATGGCATTCAAGGTTCTATGAGTGTTGATTCTTATACACAATATAATCAAGGTGGTATTGGAGTGTCAATTACCAATGGTGGTTATGCTCAATTAGTTTCTATCTTTACAATTTGTGATGATATTGCGATTTATACATCTTCTGGTGGTCAGTGTGATATTACCAATTCTAACAATTCATTCGGAACTTATGGATTATATTCAAATGGTGTAGGGGATTACTCTAGTAGATCAATTTTTAGATATACTGGAACTGCAAATACAAATGCTACTATAGGTCAAAATATAATTACAGTTTCTGGTTTGGGAACCAATAGACCATATCAAGGGCAAGCAATTTATTTTGGAAACTTATATTATTCTGTTGAATCTATAAGTGTCACTGATGGTGGTTCTGGTTATACATCGGAACCAACTGTTACAATTAGTTCTCCAACTGGTCCAAATGGAATTACTGCCGAGGCATTTCCTGTAATTGAAAATGGAAAAGTAGTTTCAATTAATGTTATTAGTACTGGTAATCAATATGTAACTGCACCAACTGTAACGATCAGTGGTCCTGGTGCTGGGGTTACGGCAACTGCTTCTGCAAATCTTGCACCAATATATTATAAAGTTGATGGTGCAACTTTACCATCTGCTGGCATTTCAACTATCACATTAACTGAAAATCTAAATAATACAGTCAGTGCAGGAACTACTGCTTATTTCTCTAGAATGAGTTTGCAGGTTGCATCTACAATATCATTTGAATATGTTGGTGCAGGTAATGCTATTGAATCTGCCAGACCATCTAAAGGTGGTGTGACAATACAAGAAAATGAAGTTGTTAGAATAAATGGAGGAGAAATAGTTTATACTAGTACTGATCAGTCTGGAAACTTTAGAATTGGTGAGGGGGTAGTCATTAATCAATTATCTGGAACCATTACTGGAAGATCCTTCAGTCAAAGTTTGTTAAATACAGTAACACCTTTACTCATTGCACTAGGAAGATAAAATGGCAGTAGTAGCACTTAATACATTTAAAACTATAAGAAAAAATTTAACAACTTCCAATGTTGGAATTTATACTTGTCCATCTGGAGTTGCTTCAATTGTAATTTTGGCACAAGTAACAAATGTCTCAACAGGATCAACCACTTATACAGTGACTGCTGTTCATTCTAGAAGCACAGAATCTCCCACTGATTATAAATTTGCAAATAATGTTTCTGTTCCCCCCAATGATTCTGTAAATTTAATTCCAGACGGAAGACTTGTGTTGGAAACTGGTGATGTAATTAAAGTTTCGGCAAATTCTGATGATAATTTAAATATTGTGTTGAGTGTTTTAGAAACTGCAAAAGGATAATATAAATGTATAATTACACTTCCGGAAGAGTTAAAAAAGAAACAAGAACAGGAATCACATCCGATAGATATGAATTTTTAGGATTAAATCAAGCAGAGCCAGATCTCGGAGATCCATTGGTTGGTCCTTCTTCAGTTGGTGCAAATCCAGCACCACCTTCAATATCTGGTGATCAATATTTACTCGTTGCCAATAAAAATAATCCGGGAAAAAGATATTGGATTGCATCTTCTCAGGTATTGACTGGTGGTTTAATTCCCGGTTCTTTCACTATTTTTGATGATAATATTCAAGTAGGAGCAGCAAATAGTTTTAATGTTTTTAATTTAGTTGGTGATATTGTGTCAGTAGATCCAGTTGGTTCTGGGGTTTCCGATCAAACTGGAATTGCGACAATTAGATTTTCACTAAAAGCGCCTGGTCAAGCAAATCAAATAATGTATCACGGAAGTGGTAATTTAATTAGAGCAGCAAGTGGATTTGTATATTCTTCAGGAAATATTGGAATTGGAAGTAATTCTCCAACTGAAATACTGGATGTAAGTGGAAATGGTAAGTTTCTTGGATCTGTAAGTGCTTCAAGTTTTGTAGGTAACTTAACAGGTACAGCAACTACTGCTTCTGGATTAACTGCAACATCAAATATAAACACTACTGGTATTATAACTGCTTCAAGTTTTGTAGGTAACTTAACTGGAACAGCAACCACTGCTTCTGGTGTTTCCACAGAAATAAACATTAACACTACTGGTATTATAACTTCTTCAAGTTTTGTAGGTAACTTAACAGGCACAGCAACCACAGCAACCATAGCATCTACAGCACTTGGAGTATCAGCATCAATTAGCATCAATACCACAGGAATTATAACTTCTTCAAGTTTTGTAGGTAATTTAACTGGAACAGCAACTACAGCAAATAATGTAAGTTCTAGTATTAATATAAACACTAGTGGAATTATAACTGCTTCAAGTTTTGTAGGTAACTTAACAGGCACAGCAACTACAGCAACAAATGTAATTAGTGGTTTTGCATCTGTTTCTTCATTGAATGTCTCTGGCATAACTACGATTGGAAGTGCAACAACTTCCACAAATACACCATTACAAGTTGAAACTTATGGAGTAAAAACAGGAACTGGTAATTTTATTGCTTCAGTTGGAATTACTACATCCATAGATAGTTTTTCCATTACAACTACAGACTTCAAATTAGTTGAGTATTCTGTTCATATTGGATTTAGTAGCAGTATTCAAGTTCAAAAAGTTTTAATTATGCAAGATGGCATTATTGCAAATGCTGAATCTTATGGCATTATGTATAACAAAAATGCTTTGGTTGCAATTGGAGCAACTTTGGATGGGACTGACTGTAAATTGCAAGTTACACCTCAGTCTGGAGTAAATGGAGTGACCACATATAGATTCGTAAGAGGAAGTTTATTATAATTAATTTATCATTTCAAATGAAAACATAAATACTTAAAAACTCTCATGGCAGATAAAGGTTTCGGTTTAAATCAACTAAATTTTACTGGAATAGCAGGAACTTCATTAATTGAGAGTGGAGATACTCTGCAGGTAAATGCTCCTTTATTTTCTGTTAGCACAGATTTTTCTGTCGGTGGGAAGGTAAACTCAAATATAATTCTCTCAAGTTCTTATTCTATTGGTATTGGTTCTACTCAACCAAAAGAAAAACTTGATGTTTTAGGGAATATAAATGTTTCTGGTTCAGTAACTGCAACATCTTTTGTGGGATCTGGTACTGATCTCATTGGAGTAGCAAAAAATACAATATCTGCAATTGACGAGAATAATTATTATTATCCAATTCTGACTCCATCTTCAGCAAATGCTGGTACTTATTCAACAGTTGTAGTTCCATCCAGTAAACTTGTTTTTAACCCATCAGGTTTGTTGGGAATTGGAAGCACGACTCCAAATTATAATTTAGATGTTGTTGGTACTGGAAGATTTACAGGAAATTTAATTGCTTCAAGTTTTGTAGGTAACTTAACAGGTACAGCAACTACTGCTTCTGGATTAACTGCAACATCAAATATAAACACTACAGGAATTATAACTGCTTCTAGTTTTACTGGAAATCTTACAGGTACAGCAACTACAGCATCCAATGTAAGTTCTACTATTAACGT